CAGTTTGTCTATTAGATCCACCATACTGTCCAGGTTGAGTTCTATACCTTGCCTCATCTATAGCTTGTTGTGCTTTTACTGCTGCTATTGCTGCAGCTTCTTTTTCTGCAGCTCTAATTATATCTTGCATTTCTTTTTCTTTTCTAGCTTGTTCTATAGCTTGTTTTTCTATAGCTTGTTTTTCTGCTTCTTTTTTCTTTTTGTTTTCAACAATTCCTTTAGCAACAATTCCTGAACCAGGAAATATTGCATTCATTATCATATAACCATAATTATTTTTTACATAATTTTGGGCTTGATTTATTAAACCCATGTTAAGTAAATTACTTACATTAGTATCTTTCTTTGCATCTTCTAAATCTTTTTGATTTACTTCATCTTCTAAAATTGCATTATAGGTTGATCTTTTTAAAGTTGGAATACCACCATCATTATTATTACCAATATTTTGATTTATAAAAGGTTTTATTGGTGCAGGAATTATGTTTATTGGTGCAACAGTTTTTATGCCTGTATTAAGATTTGTATTAGAAGCTGTATTTATATTTGCAATAGGTGCAGTGTAATCAAATGTTCCATAACCACCTAATCTACTTCTGTCTAAATCACTAAGACTTAATTGATTAAAAAAATCAAATTCGTTTTCCATTATCTTCTACCATCCGGTTGTATGTCTAATCTAAATGTGCCTAGTTTCCAAAATTGACTTGTGCTTGTGTTATCAACTTTTAAAGATATAGATCTAGCACGTGCACGTGTATCTATTTTTTGTGTACCACTACTTATTGTAAATGGACCTAATGTAGAACTTGCTTGTGTGTCATTTGGAAAATCTCTTAAATTTAAAGTAATTCTAGTATCACCTGTTTGTGCTAAAAAGTCTGGTAATACTCTTCTAATTTTCATCATAAATTCACCATCACCTTTTAATGATGCGCCACCATCTTGAGTTAACCCTATGTCAAAATCTCCAGATTCAATTGAAGCTGTAATAGCAGACGTTGCTCCTTCTTTAATTTGATCTAACCCTGTTTCATGTTCATAATATATTGATGTGCCATCTGTATTACCCTGCACGTAAGTTGCTGAGCCAGATGTACCATTATCGTCTGATACATATTGTGATGCATGAGGTTTACCAAACACTGCAGAATCAGACCAAGCTGTTCTGTCTAATGTGCCTGTTGTCCATATAGGTCTTTGTGGTGATGAATCAATGTAGTTGTATGTTACAACTCTGTTAACTGTGTTAGATCCTGAGTTAGGATAAAACCAACTTATCTCACCAAACAAATTATTAAGGCCTGCATTAATATGTTGTTTTGGAATTGTATTAATATCATCGTAAACAAAATCTTCTACTAAACATGGTAATGATTCTAACTGTCCACCATACCTAAAGAAACCATTTTCTGACATCCAATATGCTGTACCGTCAACTTCAACGCAAGCGTTCTTGCCAATTAATCCACAGTTAGTACCAACTTGTTCAAAAGCAAATGTAAAAGGTGCACCAACAAATCGCATAATAAATAATGCAGTGTCAGTCCAAACGTAAATTGCATTTCTACCTCTTAACGCACCAACGATCCGTGATCCGTCGGCCAGTCTTTGTGTACCTGCACTGTTGGTTGCTGTAGGTGTATAATCTGTAATGTCTTCTTGAGAAGAAAATCTTATAAACATTTCGTCTTGTGTAGATTTAGTTCCTATAGTTGTTTCTGTACCAAAAAATACTAAGTGACGATCGGGTGTAGATACCAACATATCACGAGACGCTGTTGGTGCACCACTTGCAATTGCTGCTCTTGTGTTTGTTGCATTGTCTGCGTTTGAATCCCATGTAAATGTTTCACCATTAAATATAGTTGCAACAACTTTATTGCCAAAATTATCTAATGACCACAAACCTGGATCAGTTACAATATCTCCAGATGCTGCAGAATTCCATGCAAAATAATTAGATGCATCTGTAACTGTTGCACCTGATGAGTGTGTTGCAGCTGTTGTACCATTTGCACCTCTTGTTAATCCTGATAGTGTTCCACCGCTATTTCCTGTATAAGTAATTAATTCATTTCCTATTTGTACTGTACCTGATGATGCAAACGATGTTGAACTTGCCATTGTTAATGATGTTACACTAGTATTTATTCCTGATGACAATGTTGATGTAAACTGTCCTTGTGCTTGACCACCCCATGATCCAAGACCCCAACCTGTTGATGCTACCTCAACTGCTGGTCCTACTGGATAATAATGTTGTACTCTAATACCACCAGAAGTGCTTGCTCCAGAACCACTTTCGTTAGATGGCATAGTAATAGTTAAAGTAGTGTCAGTTGGTATTGAAGTTACCATAAATTTTATATCTGTAAAATCACTAGATCCAAAATTAGAATTAGTGATGCTTGTAAAACTATCTAATAAAATTACATCACCTTTGTTTATATTGTGTGCTGATGCAAAAGTTAAAGTTACAGCTGCGGATCCATTAGTTGTACTAAACGCTGATGTTAAAGTTGTAGTAGCTTTTATTGGATGTACGTCATAAAAAATACCACCTGAGTATATATATAAAATTCTGTTTGTTCCTAATGCTGCGTATTTAATTCCTGCTGTATTTACAAAATGGTGTATAGCTGTATTACGTCCTGTTAAAGATATAGAACCTAACTGTGCCCAACCACCTATTTTTTCTGGATAACCATATCTAAATCTAACATTATCACCTGAAACCCATTGGCCCTCACCTTCGGTGGCTGTAACTTGTTTATTAAATCCTGGTGCAAATCTTACTTTTTGTAGCATATAGCCCTTTATATTACTAAAAGGCCCAGCTTACAAATGAATATCTAGTGCCTTTGGTTGCTTCTTTTACTTCGTGTGGATACATAAAGTTCGACGGAAATAAAAGTATATCTCCTGTTTTTAGCTTAATTTCTTTACCTCTGCAATAAAATTCACAGCCTTCGTAGTCTTCATTTAGATTTGCTACAATAGATACTATCGGCACCCCTTTCATTTGACCATCAAATATACTATGGATATGATCGTAGTGTTCTCTCATCATAGTGCCTACTTCATATTTATTAAATCGTATGGGACTAAATTTTGTAAGCCATGGTCCTTGAGTCTTGTCTCCTGGTGTACTATGTTTTAGTTGATACTCTTCTAATGCTTTTACAAGATAAGGTGTTATTTTATTTTGTTGTTCTTTAGTACAAGGCATAACATCTAATTCTTTTTCTTTTTCAGATTGAAATGTTCCTGCAGCATAGTTATTCCAAGTATGTTTTTGCCATTCTTTTTTATTACATTCATCTATTAATTGTTCACACACCTCTGCAGGTATATGATTTTCTACGTATATGTAATCTTTAATTGTGCTCATTTATCATTCTCCTTATATCTAGATGGGTTAAACTATCTTTACTACCTAACGTATCAATACTAAATGTATTAAATGACATACTAATTCTAGGTTCGTCACCTTGATTAGTAGGTACACTGTGTTTTAAATTAGATGGAAACAATATAAGTTCTCCATCAGTGCATGGTAATAAAAATGTTTCTGAATTTAAATTATTATATTTTTTAGGATCAAGTTTCATTGCGTGTTGTATTGATTTAGAAAAAGATATGGGTGGTAGTTTAGGATCTTGTCTAAAATAAAATACACCACTTATAATACTATTAGGATGTACGTGTTCGTGATGTTTAGATCCTTTTGGATTTTTATTTAACCAACACTGTGTAACAACTAACCTTTGATCTGATTGAAATACATTTTTAGTAAATTTATTTAATGCCTCATAAATAAAATTTTTTATATTTTTAAATTGTTCGTGATCTAATAAATAAGTATCTTTAGATTTAAAATTTTCATTAGAGTTTTGTTTAATCCAATCTAATGTATTAATATGTTTTAGTTCATCAACTAAAGAACCTTCATACTTTGTAATTAATAAAGGTGTAGGAAATATCTGTAATAATTCGTCTTTCATATATAGGATATTACACTATTTTATTATGCTTGTAAACCTCCATGCGAGTCTGAAACTCCTGCTGGTCTTTTCTTAGCAGCAGTTAAGTCTCCGTGATCGGCTGCATTACCTGTTGTAGCAATTGTAATAAAATCAATTACATCACTATTTCCTGGAGCGTAACCTCCCCCAAATATACCTTTTACAGAATTTGAAGCAGCCATTCCATAATCTCTAGCAGCAGTTAGGTCACCAAAGTCTTGTGAGTTACCTGTTGAAGCAATAGTTATATATTCTATAATGTTTACAAGATCACCTTCCTCTCCACCACCAAAAACACCTCTTGTAGAAGAAGAAACATTACCACCCATAATATTTTCTCTAGCAGCGGTCAAGTCACCAAAATCGGTTACATCACCTGTTGAAGCAATAGTCACATATTCTATTACATTAACTTTAGCAGATCCATTGTTTCCACCAGCTATTACTCCTCTTGTAGAATTAGATACTGCTTTTGCGAAATATTTTGCAACTGACAAATCTCCAAAATCTGTTGAATTACCAGCGGTAGCAATAGTATTATAATCTATAATGTCTGTTGCAGGATCACCACCTTGAAATAAACCTCTAGTTGCACTAGAAATTGCTCCACCAACGTGATTAGAAGATCTTGTTAAATTTCCAAAATCAGCAGCATTTCCTTGTGAAATTAATTCAACAGACATAATTGTATTAGATGCGGTTGGTTGTTGACCTCCAGCGTATAAGCCTCTTGTTAAAGAACTGTTTGATCCACCACTTGCAGTTCCTAAAAGTAAATCACCAAAATCACTAGCATTACCTTTAGTTGGAATATGAATTAAATCTATTGCATTTAATAGTGTAGGTGTACCACCACCAAAACTTAATGCTCTCCCCGATCCAGGCATATAGGTTACCGATGGGCGTTGAAAATTATTATTACCAGAAAAATCTATACCATCATGAGATGTAGTTGCTCCTTTAGCATTATATTTATTATCAACATTTAAGTCTCCAAAATCTGTCATATTTCCTAACGTAATCATATTAAATCTTGTAACATTATTAACTATTCCAGGATAGTGAACACCCCCTAACATAAAAGCCATTGTGCCTTGACAGGCACTTGCAGCTTGTCT